ACAGAGTTTAAGCCATCCAGCCCGTTTGATGAGTGGATTGATGCTATCCAACGTATGATGACTATGTTATCTGGGATGGGTGTAAGTGGCATGGGTATGCCTCAAGCTCCTATGAGCCCTAGCGCTGGATCAGCTACTTTAATACCCAGCTTACCTTCGGGAGATATCAGAGAACTTACCGCTACTGAACAACGTGAATTTAATGTTAATGTTATTGTTCAAGGCACAGGTGGCCTTGATACTGAAACTAAGAAGGCCGTAGTAGATGCCGTAGTAGAAGCATCATCAAATGGATATAGCACAGGGTGGTTTAGGACTACCGGATCGTCGATAGCTAACTTCTAATGAGCTATCCAATATCTTTAACCGTATCCTTTGACTTTTCTAGCGGCGCGAGCTTTGACCCACCCTTTCAGATTGGTATCAGTCAGCTAGGCATAGGTGTATTAGGTGGGGGCGGTGTACCTGCTCAAGTAGTAGATCTTACTAGCCAGACCGTAGGTATTAGTATTAGGCGCGGTAGGGATCTATCACAGGATAGATTTAACGCTGGGTTAGGAACTGTAAGAGTGTTAGATCCTAATGGAGACTGGAACCCTCAGAACGCTACAAGCCCTTATTTCGGCCTTCTACAGCCTCTTAGAAAGCTTATTATCGTCGCTGAGCACTTGGGGGTAGATTACCCATTATTTGCAGGTTACACGACTGCCTATAACTATACCTACCCTAAGGGTGAAGAATTTGGTTATATTGATATATCTGCTACAGATGCGTTTACTTTGTTTAATAAGTCAGCTATCACAGCGGTAACAGGGGCAAGCGCTGGAGATACCACAGGCGATAGAATTAACCAGATCCTCGACACTATCGGATTTCCTAACAGTCAGCGCCAAATAGACATAGGCGATGTTACTGTCCAGAATGATCCGGGAACCTTACGCTCAGTCTTGCAAGCTCTCCATGATGTCGAGTTTACTGAGTTCGGTGGCGTGTACATGTCCCCAGATGGCAAGGTAGTTTTCAGAGAGCGCACAGATGCTATCGAGACTCTCGGAGATACCCCAGTAGTATTTGATCAGAGTACAGGCATACCGTATAACAATCTTAAATTTAGCTTCTCAGATCAGCTTATTTTTAACGTGGCTAACTTTGAGCGTGTCGGTGGTACTATGCAGACTACTTTCAATCAGGATTCTATAGATACCTATTTCCCTCATGCCATCACTAAGCGGGATCTACTCCATGAGACAGATGCCGATACCCTAGATCTAGCGAAAACCTATATCAGCTCTCGAAAGAGTACCAATATCAGGATAGACAGCATGACGCTAGACCTCAACACCCCTAACTATGATGCTGGGATCGTGGCAGCTTTGGGGCTAGATTTTTTCTCCACGGTGCAGATCACCAATGTCCAGCCCGGGGGATCTACCTTAACTAAAACTTTACAGGTATTCGGGGTAAATCATCAGATCACCCCTACTACATGGAATACTACACTTATTACCGGTGATCCCCTTATAGCTGGGTTTATCATAGGTAATGCAAACTACGGTATAATCGGCCTAAGTACACTATAGGAGAATAAGATGGCAACAGGATTTCCAGCGAGCGTAGGAGATGTACTTTCCGCGCCTATGTTCAATGAGTTAGTGGCCTTTACCATTAACACCCAATCAGGCACTACCTACACGGTAGTCGATACCGATCAGTATCAGGTGTTAGTCAGAGCTACCAACGCGGCAGCTAAGACCTTTGACATCCCAACAGATGCCACCTATGACTTCCCTATTGGTACAGCTATAACTTTTCTTAACTCTGGAGCAGGTGATTTAACTATCGATGCGGTCACGCCGGGAACGACTACTATTACAAGCGCTGGAGCTTCTAGCGCTGCTCCCGTAGTTGGAGAACACAAAGCTGCGACAGCAATTAAACTTTCTGCTAATGCGTGGATTGTGGTCGGTGGGGTTAGCTAATGATCGGAAATATAATCGCTGCTATACCAGGCGGCGGCGCACCACCACCAATTTCTTTTACTCTTGACTTTCTAGTTATTGCCGGCGGTGGAGCCGGTGGTGGTACTGCCATTTCTTTCGGTAATGGCGGCGGTGGTGGTGGAGCCGGTGGTTATAGATCGGGAACTGGTTTCTCTGCTCTTACCGGTGATACTTATGCTGTAACTGTGGGAGCCGGTGCTGCTGCTGCTACTGGTCGAGGTGCAAGCGGATCAAATAGCATTTTCGTTAGCACTACTTCTGCTGGCGGTGGTGGTGGTGGTGCAGAAGGAGTAGCTTCTGCTGCTGGTGTAAACGGTGGTTCTGGCGGTGGAGCTGCAGGCAGTGGAGCTGGTGCTGGTGGAACTGGTAACACTCCAATAACTTCGCCATCACAAGGCAATAATGGTGGAAACTCATCAGGTAGTGGAGCTGGTGCTGGTGGCGGTGGAGCTGCGGCCAATGGATCTAACAGCACCCAAAGCGTTGGCGGTAATGGTGGAAGTGGTACTGCATCATCAATTACTGGATCATCTATTACTAGAGGCGGCGGTGGTGGTGGCGGTATCTATGCAACTGGAACGTCTGGAACAGGTGGGGCGGGCGGTGGGGCTTCCGCGCCTGTAACTCGAGATACCAGCGGAAATCCGGGAACAGCAAACACCGGTGGCGGTGGTTCGGGGGCTTGCGGTGGCACTAGCGTTCTTCTCAATGGTGGAGCAGGTGGCTCGGGTATTGTTATCTTGAAATATCCAGACACTAGATCTATTGTAGTAGGGGCAGGGCTAACGGCTGGCGTTACTAATTCAAGTGCCGGAGCTGGTTTCAGATATGCTACCCTGACTGCTGGTAGCGGAAATGTGAGCTTCACATAATGGCGCACTATGCACTTATTGATAACACAAATACTGTGGTTCAAGTTATTACCGGTGTAGATGAAGATGTAATCCAATTCGATACCGATGGAAGCGCAGTTGGTGGATCTTCCGAAGCGTGGGAAGAATTTTATGCATTTAGACCTTGGTTTGAGGGTTTGACGTGTAAAAGAACGTCTTACAATCATAATATAAGAAAAAGATTTGCCGGTATTGGGTTTACTTATGATCCTATCAATGATGTTTTTATTGAGCCAGCACCTTACCCTTCGTGGATTTTAGATTCTAATTTTGATTGGCAACCACCTAAGCCAAGACCAGATGGGAAATTATTTTGGGATGAAAGCCTTGGAGATTGGGTAGAAGATGAAGCCTAAACTATCTCACGCGCTGGTACAGCTTAGAGAACAGTTTGACGATTCATACCCTAAAAGAGATAGAAGAAGCGATGGTTGGATAGGTGATACAAGGCACTCAGCTACTGTTTCGGATCATAACCCGGACTCTAGCGGTTGGGTTCGCGCTCTTGATGTGGATGTCGATCTCGATCGCAATCCTAAATCAATGGCAAAGGTTGTTAATCAGATCCGAAAGCGAGCAAGGAAAGACCGCAGATTAAATTACATTATTTTTAATGGCAGGATAGCTTCAAGAAAAAGCCTATTTATATGGACTAAGTACCAAGGCATCAACCCTCACCGTACTCATGCACACTTCTCAGCTCTACCAACAGCAGACCGAGATAACAAGTTCTGGAATGTACCGCTACTAGGAGGCTCACGATGATAAACGAATATATTAAACACCCAGCTCTATTGGCTGTAGGTGGATTTCTAGCAGCATGGGCAGGAAGTGATTTTGAACTTGACTACCGCGCAATTTTATGGGCTGTCGTTGCTGGCATCTTTGGTTACGCCAAGCGTAATGGCAACCCTATTAAATGACCCCGGCAGAAATTGGCGGCATACTTGCCGGGATGGTTGCTATTGCGGCATCCTTTCTAACAGCCCTCAGGTGGATAGTTCGCCAATTCGTTAACGAAATAGGGCAAGCTCTTAACAACAGGATCAATACCTTAGAGATCGAGATCGGCGTGTTGATGGAAAGACAATCAGCGATCTATGAGACACTTATTACGAAAGGGGCGAAACATGGCACAG